AAGCCGCTAATAACATCAACAGTTGAAGCAAGTGCAGGGGTTGATTGAATGCGCGCTTGCACTGTCAGGCCAATCAGTGACAGATGGCGAATTGCAGTATTAACGCTATCCAGCAGAGCAGATTTACTGAATGATGTTTTATGATTACCTTGCACCGCAGCGGCAGCAATTGAACCCACCGCAGCGGTGGCATGTAGCGCGTATGTCGGGATATTGCCGGTGCAGGCTTCATTGACTGGTACAGATGGCATGCAATTGATTTGTGACAGCAGACCGTCTAATAACGTTGGGTCTTCGGTCAGATCGGTAATGCGTAGTAGTTCGTCAACGGTCAAACGGTGTGGCTGGTCAGGATTCAATTTATTCCGCAGAACTTGCGCCGCAATCCCTGCGTTTGCTGCCAGCTCGACTAAGTTGTGCTTTAACGCAAACTGGCGGCAGGCGTTATCAAAGTGCGGATGTTTGGACACTGAAAAATCAAACATGGCTTACTTCCTCACATATGCCGACAATTAGTTGGCAAATTTGAATGTCGTACATTACTGGTTTGCCGCTTCTTTAGTGAGAGCGATCATATTTACGAGAACCTTTTCCATTTTGCGAACTTTCTGGCGGATAGGTAGACGACCATCTTTCACCATGCCACGGCAGGTTTCATAAGGGATTCCGCTCAATTTTGAGAACTCTGGCAGGGATAAATAAGGCGAGGTTACTGTGATTGCAAGGTTTTGAATCATGGTGCATCCTTTAATGTGTGGTTAATGCGGGTTAATTCGTGTCTTCGTTCAATAATGAGGAATTTAATCCTCAAATTTGTACGAGTCAATATTATTTTGGCGGGAATATTGAATGGTTTTTAGTGGCGGACAGGCTGTTGTAGATAGGCTATTGAAAGCCTACGGTTTTTCAACGCAACGTGAGCTTGTAGGAAAAATTGGTGTTGGTCATGGAACAGTAAGCACGTGGATCAAACGTGAGTATTTTCCCGGCAAAGAAATTGTTCAGTGCGCACTTGAAACGGGTGCCTCTTTGCAATGGTTAGCAACAGGGGAAGGTGAACCTTGGGAAGCCGACAAAGCTACTAATGAAAAAGAACACGCTAAATTAATTCAGCACAGAAAGTTGGTTGATGGATTGTTAACCGATGCCAGCCCCGTGTTACTTGATCCTGAATTACTTCCAGTACAGATAGATGAACCTGAGTTGATTTCTTCACCTAATGCCAAGAGTTCATTTCTGGTTGAGCACCAATTCAAGAAAATCACTGATGGCCTGTGGCTTATTGAAAAAGCGGGAGTTGTATCTATCAGTGAGCTTACCCGTTTACCGGGTGATGTCTGGCGGATCAATGATGTCAATTGGCCGGTTAGTGAGGTTAGTATTTTGGCTAAAGTTGTTGGGGAAATTACAGCATGCTGATCGCCATTTGAGCTTTACCTAAAGCAATCATGGGCGTAAATATGAAAAGGAATTTTTTATCATTGTGAATGAAAAGTGTTTGAGTGGCGGAATCGCAGCAGTAGAAAGAATGATGCAAGCCTATGGCTTTAAAGTACAAAGAGAGTTAGCGGCTTATCTAGGTGCAGGAACGGGAACTATCAGCACTTGGATCAAACGTGATTACTTTCCGGGCAAAGAGATTGTGCTCTGCGCTTTAGAAACAGGTGTTTCGCTGTACTGGCTTACCACTGGTGAGGGTGAACCTCATGAACCGGTTAAAGCTACTGCATGTGAAGCTGTAAAATCTATTGCTCATAAAAATCTTGAAGATGGCTTACTAATAGATGTATCCCCAATATTGCTAGATTTAGCGTTGTTGCCTGTACAGATTCTTGAGCCTGAACTAATATCCTTCCCGAATGAGAAAAGCTATTTTCTTATCGAACGTCAATTTAAAAATATCGCTGACGGCCGGTGGCTGGTAGAAAAAGCTGGTGTGACCTCAATTAGTAATATTACTCGCTTGCCATGTGATATATGGCTAATTAATGATGTCAATTGGCCGGTTAGTGAGGTTAATATACTGGCGAAAGTTGTCGGTGAAATCACTGGCTATTAATAGTAATAGTCGGCGCTAAAAAATAATCGACGCACTAATGGAATAATAATCTAATGAAATTATTAGCTAGTGCTGTAATCGGTATTCTTCTTTTGTCTTTACCTACGATCACTATGGCAAAAAACTACCCGTGTTCTGGTAAAAAAGGCGGAGTATCCCATTGTGAGAATGGGAAATTTGTCTGTAATGATGGCTCTATCAGTAAATCAAAGAAAACATGCACGCGTTAGTTTTTAATCAGATGTTTGTTGTGCTGCATATCAAACATTGACTACTGTTTTTATATACAGTAAATAGGCCCAAGGGATTATTCTTGAGGACTTATTTATGGCAGTACGGAAGTTACCCAACGGGAAGTGGGTCTGTGATTTTTACTCAGATGGCCGTGACAGTAAGCGGGTTAGGAAAACCTTTGTTACTCGCGGCGAGGCGTTGCGCTTTGAACGTGAACAATTAGCGCAACGTGGTGATCTGGATATTGACTACACACCGGCAGAGACTGCCGCGCAGAGGTTAAAAACATTGGTCGGTCAGTGGTATGAACTCCACGGGCGCTCTTTGAGTGACGGCGAAGCAAGATTAAATAAACTCAATATCCTATGTGATAACTTGGGCGATCCTGCCGTTGCTGATTTTAACCGCGAAGTATTTGCCAATTACCGTAAAAAACGTTTAGCCGGTGAGTTTAGCCCTAAACCAAAATACGGAGCTGTGAAGCCACCAAAAGAGGCAACGGTTAACCGTGAACATGCCTACCTACGAGCGGTATTTAATGAGTTAAAAAGGCTAGGGCATTGGAATCATGCTAATCCCTTGGATGGGGTTAGGCTATTTCGTGAAAGTGAAAACGAGTTAACTTTCCTTTATGAAGACGATATTAAGCGTTTACTGTATGAGTGCGATAACTCCAGCAATAAAGATCTCGGTATTATCGTTCGTATCTGCCTAGCCACCGGCGCGCGTTGGAGTGAAGCGGAGCAGCTAAGACAAGCTCAGGTGATGCCAAATAAAATTACGTACATCAACACCAAGAGTAAAAAGAACCGTACAGTCCCTATTTCTGCGGAACTGCATAAACTGATTCCAAAGATGAAAGGGCGCTTATTCGTCAATGCCTATGACGCATTTGGTCAAGCTATTGACCGGGCTAAACTGGTGCTACCTACCGGCCAGTTAACCCACGTTCTACGCCATACTTTCGCCAGTCATTTTATGATGAACGGCGGCAACATATTAGTACTGCAACAAATCCTCGGGCACTCCACTATCCAAATGACCATGCGCTATAGCCACTTTGCACCGGATCATTTAGAAGCGGCAGTGAGTTTGAATCCATATGATCGCATTTCTAAAATTAATAATGTGAGAATTTTATGATAAATAAAATGGCTGGAGATTTTTGTAATAATTGCGTCCAAAGAGAGAATCATTATGTCGTTGGAATGTTTAGTTCTTGGAGGTAATCCGCACGGTGCTCTCTGGCAAGATACGATAAATATGACAGCCAGCTAAGAGTGAACTGCTGACGTTATAGCAGCGCCGTGGCAAAGTTAGATTATAACGAAGGCTCAAACAGAAACTGCGATGAGCTAAGTGGCTGGTTTAACCCAAATGGAATTATAACAAAGGATAATAAAATGACAGTTCGTTTGATTAAAGTTTCAATAACTAACTTTAGGTCTTGCAAATCTACCGAAGCCTTCCTAAGGCCGTACACAGCATTGGTTGGCTATAATAACGCAGGCAAATCAAATATTATCTTAGCCATAAAATGGCTCTTAGATGGCTCCCTGCTAAACGAAGCTGATATGTACGACCCGCAAAAGCCAGTGTTAGTCGAGGGTATTATTGAAGGCATAACTGATGACACGCTGACATTACTTAGCGAGGAAAATCAGCAAAAAATTGCGCCATTCATCATAGACAAAACTTTAAGGTTCGCAAGAAAGCAAGAAATAGAAGTTGTTGATGGGGATAAGTCAAAAGTAAAAAAAACACTTGAAGTTTTTGATGGGACTACATGGAAAAAAAACCCTGGAGGAATTGATGGTGCTATATCAAATCTTTTCCCTGAACCAATTCACATTCCTGCAATGTCTGACGCTGTAGAGGATGCAACCAAAAATAAATCCGGTACAACAATCGCGAAAATCCTAACCGCAATCGTTAGCGAAATTAAAAAAGAATATGAAACAAAATTCTCAGAAAACATTTCAGAAATAGGTAAATATCTTTCTCATGATGGTTCGACTAGACTAGATGGTCTGAGCAGAATTGACAGTGGCGTTAACCAAAAGGTTAATCAATTTTTCCCTGACGTAAGTGTGAAACTACACTTTCCTACACCAACTCTTGATGAGATATTCAAATCAGGCACATTGAAAGTATTCGAACAACGAGCAGAGTCCTCAATTATGCGAGACATCAGCCGATTCGGTCATGGAACACAGCGCTCAATTCAAATGGCTTTGATTCAATATCTAGCTGATATAAAGAAAAAAAGTGACGATACAAAAAAATCAAACACTCTGATTTTCATCGACGAACCAGAGTTATATTTACATCCTTCTGCTATAAACTCGGTTAGAGAATCTTTAGTTGCTTTAAGTGATCTTGGATTCCAAGTAATTATCTCAACTCACTCGGCCAGCATGCTTTCAGCAAAACATGCCTGCAACGCGATACAAGTCTGTAAAAATACCGAGGGTACTGTAGCTCGAAAGACCATTTCTGAAAAAATACAGGAGCTATATGAAGCATCATCACCACAACTCCACTCTGCATTTACCCTATCTAATTCATCATATTTCTTATTCTCAGAAGAAGTATTATTAGTTGAGGGTAAGACAGAGACAAATGTTTTATGCGGACTCTATAAAAAAATTAGAAACTGCGATCTCAATCCTACTAAGACAAGTATTGTTGCTGTAGATGGCAAAGGCAGCCTTTTAAAAATGGCAAATGTCATCAATTCTATAGGTATAAAAACGCGTATCCTCGCCGATTGTGACTTTTTATCAATACTACTGACAAGCTCTCACAAAGATAAATTAAGTAATGAATGTGATGAATTACTTTCATCTTTAACCAACTTATCGGATCCACAAAGTTTGCTACTTGCAAACCCCATTACTTCTATAGATTCACTAAAAAGCAGTTCAAGTAAAGACTTTATCAAAATTTGCAATCATCATGAAACAAAACCTTACATCCAAAAAATTCATCAAAAATTAAAAGATGATGGAATCTATATTTGGGAATCAGGAGATATTGAGCAAGTATACGGATTTGGAAAAAAACAGAGTGAATGGGATGAATTATTGGATTGTTTAAGCGATGAGGCCAAAGATGCTCGTAATATTATTAAAAACTATGATGAAATGAAAGATTTCATTTTGTGGATTTGATTCCCTTCCCCTGACTATATAATCTTTAGCCAGGGGGATTCTTAAGTTGAAAAATATACTCTGGCTAACCTGATCCCTATTGATTAGCGCAGAGCAAAGTTAGCAATGTCCTTTTTTGGCGCAGAGCCGATCGACAGATTTGATTACTGTGACTACCACCTCCACAACAACCCAAACTAACCCGCCATCGTGTTTGGTAACTTACTGATTTCACGTAAGTGATTGATTTCCATAATGCCGTGAGAGTTTTTAAAATCCCTCGGCTTATGGCTGTGCGGGTTCAAGTCCCGCCCCGGGCACCATGGAAAAAAGTACAAGTAAAACAAAGTAGTATGAGTATGTCGTTAACCGCCGAGAGGCGGTTTTTTTGTGCCTGAAATCACATTTAGGAAGATGTTAGGAAGATGCGTTAGGAACATAAAATTCAACTAACGCATAAATAATCACTTCTTCTGATTACCTACCACCGGAACAATTTTTATTTTCCTGTCATATCGCGCTGTTTGCCCCATGTTTTTATGACCTGATATTGCCTGCTTTTCACTGAGTGAACACTCAAGATCAGAAACACCTTTACATGTCCAGGATTTCTGTTCGCAACGTTTTATTGAACCGTTCGATAAAACCGTTCTGCATCGGCTTGCCCGGCTGAATAAAATCGAGTATTACTCCATGCCGCACTGCCCATTCAGCAGAGGCGGCGGCAATAAATTCCGGACCGTTATCGCTGCGAATAAAAGCCGGATAACCTCTTTCGCCACTTAATCGTTCCAGGATACGAACAACACGATGAGCAGGTATATTTAAATCAACATCGATTACCAGCGCTTCCCGGTTAAAATCATCCACCACGTTGAACAGACGGAACCTTCTCCCATCCATCAGGGCATCGCTCATAAAATCAACTGACCAACAGTGGTTTATATCGCTTGGCACGGCCAGAGGCTGCGGATATCGGTTGGGTAAACGCTTTTTCCCCTTACACCGGAAGTTGAGTTTCAGCAGGCGATATACCCGGTAAACCCTTTTTGCATTCCACTGCATCCCTGACTGACGTAATTTCTTAAACATCAGGCCAAAACCATACGCCGGATACTGCTCTGCCAGTTTCTGTAATGCCTCAGTCACCGGCATATCCCGTACCCTGTTCGGGCTGTAATGTAAAAGACTTCGGCTGATCCCCATAATTCGGCACCCGCGTCGTTCGCTGGTCTGATGCTCCATCATCACATAACGCACCAGCTCACGCTTTTCAGGTACCGTTAAAGTTTTTTTGCCACAACATCCTTAAGGATTTCGTGATCCAGACTCAGGGAGGCGTACATCTGCTTTAAACGGCGATGGAGACATACCGAAAACAGCTAGAAAACTCTAAACAGGTTTGTCTCAGATAACGGGGAGTGGACATGATCGTTGTCGAATGAATAGCTCAACAATAATGTTCAGCAGCAGAAACATCTCACACAGTTATCCCATTTAAAAAGATCATGATGATGTTGCATAACATACAGAACAGATAATTAAATCTATAAAGGATACATTGCCATAGCCACAGTAATAATTAAATTATATTTATATGAAAGCCATCAAGAGTGTAAATTTCCGACGCAATATTATAAACCAGTGTGATATCTTAAATAGCTCCTTAAATACCATATGAAGTTTCTAGAAAAAACGTTTCTATTACGATAGGAACCCAGATGAACCGCTTTGATATTAGGATAGTATGTTATGCTGAAACCCATTTTCCCAGCCCTTCTACATATATCAGCATCCTCAAAATACATAAAGAACCTTTCATCAAATCCATTAAGACACCCATAAATATTAGATCTGAATAATATAAAAGACCCAGGTGCCCAATCTATATTAATAGTGTCATTTATTGAAGATTTAATATAGACATCCGACCGCTGCTTAAAAATAGCAGTTTTAATTGGTGTCGATAATCTTGGGAAGTTTCTTATTGATTCCTCAGGGATTAGTTTTTCCATATCTCTAAATAAATTTATAGTGCAAATTTCTGCATTATTCTTTTCAACCAAAAGTAATAGGTCATTTAGAGAGGTCTTATCAATAATCACATCTGGATTTAGAACAAGAAACAAATCTTCGGGGCCCATGTTTAAAAGATCACAACAATAATTATATATATAATTATTGTTCACTCCAAAACCACAATGAAAATCATTGTTTATTAAATAAATCCCATTGTTTTTAGTATATTCTTTTAAGTTCTCAGTCGCAGGTGTATTGGATTTTAATACAACTGTAAAATCTGAAGTAAGTTCCGCTAGTACACCATTAGTAATGATCATTTCATCATTATAATGGCTCACAACAGAAATATAGAGGTGGACCATGTATTAACCTTTCTAAACTTAAACCACGGTATAACCTATGCTCAATTCTAAATAGCGAGATAAGTGAGAACATTCATCTTGCGCTAATATAGGTATCATTATTTTAATACTATTATATTGTTTTAATTTAAGAATTAAAACATGTATGGGTTGAAATAAAAACAACATGAAAATAAAAAATTAGCACCAAGATACTATCATAGCATTAATTGAAAAGCAGATATCCTAAAAACTTTACTAATAGAAATTGAGATGCCTTGTAGATAATACCTATATCTACTTATACGATAGGGATGCATTGTCAGAGGAATATAAAATATCCTTTATAGCTTCTGTACACTCTTCTGTATACTATAGTTAAACTCCTCAAAAGTTGTACTACTCAAGCCAGCATAAGCTGCATAATCAAATCTAGTATCTCCCTTAGATAACCTCAACGCGTCCTCAATCTTCCCCAATAAACTATCTACAACTGGATTATAAGGAATTAAATTATTGGATATTTTCAGAAAGTAATCTTTTTTTCTATTATCAAATTCATTAGTTACGGTTGGGATACCAGAGGCTGCAGCTTGGAATGCGATAACACCTGGATGAGCAGAATATATTAATGCAATGACAACATCGCAAGAAGCCAATAGGTCTATATATTCTTTTTTGGGTAGTTTACTGAGTACGGTAACATCCGTGTTTTGGATCTTAATAGAATATGAAGTATCAACAGTCCCTACAAGAAATATTTCATATCCAGAATGTTTCTTGCAGAATTGTTCTACAGTTGTGAGGATTACTTCTGGCATATTTCTAGAGTTGAATTTCTCGGGTCTAAAATAGAAAAAAATCCTATTTTTCTTTTCTTTTACACACTCGATTGCTTCTATTTCCGGGGCAGTAACATATAAGTTAGCATGACTGTTTAATAGACATTTCTCAACAACGAAGTCTTTCAATATCTTAGTGGAAAAGATAATGTTTTTAGAAAGATAAAGCGCCGAAAGAGCTCTTGTGTACATAGAACCAAAAGGGAAAAAACCAGGCTCAAAATCTTGACAATAATAAACCGTAATTTCAGGACTTTTAAAAATATCGGAAGCCTGAAAGAAAGTTTCAGTATCAAAACAATATATCAAATCAGGTTTAGACTCTATTTTTTCCACATCGGACAAAGAGATAACTTTTATTTTTGAGGAGTACCGATCAAGTAACTTAGGATTCGGACTTTCGATACTAACGACAACTGTTATGCTATCAAAATGGTCGAATATCTTGGATAGATCAGAGAAGAAGCCCGTGTAACCGGCAAAAAATAAATCATCGATCAAGTAAGGAATAAATATAACAATCGAACGATAATCACTGGGTGGTAACTGGCTAAGGTCAGGAGTATAAATTGGCATGGCTCTGGCATTCAATGGTTCTGCAAGTCCTTCTGCAAGGTGGGGACCACATGAATTATAGTCAAATATACGTTTTGTACTCCAAAACCTTGGTTCAAGGTGACCACACAGACAGAAATGAATATACCCGCAGCAGAACGAACCATTTTCCACTGCCATTCTAACATCAATGTTATTTTTTAAATAAAACTCTTCATCGAAATCTATATGAGAATCTTTCTTAGTCGAAATTAGATAAACATTATCTAAGAACCAATCATAGCTTTTTATATCTTTATAACTGGATTTAGAGTACGCGAGTCTGACCGAGTCACCAAACTTTTTTTGCCAACGCGATCTATGGCTCAACTTATTTAACATTTAAAATCCTCTCTGCATCAATTCTCAAATTTCCAGACAAGTATTGTAGCAGAATGCTTGCCTCTTGCTTTTTCCCGCAATTATAAAGAGCCCTAATTAGAGTATAAATAGCGGTCTGGTCTGAAGGCATAATTCTATGAGCATTCTTTAAAAATCTAAGCGAAAGCCTTGTAAATCCAAGATCGAGGAGTGTACAACCTAACCCATGATTAACACCTAAGCTATTAGACATCGATCGATAACTTATCCAAAACCAATATAGTGCTCTGTAAAGAGCTCTTTTGGTAAAATAAAACTCTGCTAAGCGAACTTGCAAGGATGCTGATTTTTTAAAATATGGTTTTAATTTCCTAATAGCAACATTAATTAAGTCTTGATTCTGTGAGAATGTGAAAAAATCTAACATTCTTTCAAGTACAAACAACTTATCATTATCAGATACATAATTTAATTTTTTATCATGTTTCAGCATCCAATGATAAACCATTTCTAGTGTATCTCTATCTCGCTGCCTTATATTCCAAGCTAAGGCATTACTTAGCAAGTTGGCATCTGGATTAATCTTGGAAAGTTCATTGGAAATTAACTTCTGTCTTAATATTACTATATCAGAGTACTCTCGTTTATCTATATTCCTAATTTCCTCCAACTTATCTCTGAATGGTAACTCAGGTGTCCACTCAGTTTCATTTGAAGGAATAAAGATACTGGTCGAATTAATAAATGGTGCATCTATAATCGAATTTATATCATATATAGGGTGACATGATAGCAGAAGTTTTATTTTTTCATATTCATCTCTATCTCCTGTCTGATAACTCCAACTTCCTTCATTTATTCCCCAGACATCAGCACGAGAACAATGTATTACATCAGAAATAAACGTATAATTCTTATCAAATGCATCAAACCATATTCTGAATAGAGAGACAATGGTAGGGTCTAATGTGCTCCAATCGAAATTAAAGACATCACCATTAACCATCAGTTTATTTGAAATCTGCCTGAGATCTACTTTCTGTATTAATGACATAACGAGTGGATCAAGTGAGCATGATTCTAACCACAGAAAACATTCTGGACCAATGCCATTGAATATATGATCGGCTGTATATTGAGTTCTAACGGAATAATGTACAACCTTTCTCATTGCCTCCCGCGTACCAAGATAAATCATATCCTTGGCCATAAACGGCAAACTAATAGACACATGCTCAACGGCTAGTTGATTATTTTCAATAGCAAAAATAATTTCAGGAGAATTTAAATCTGCTTGTAAAAATGCATCTATAGCATCCTTTCTTAATAGAAATTTATCAGTTCTTCCCTTTAGAATATAACTTTCTTGAGGTATTATACTTAAACCGGCATCGAGAGTTCGCCACTGCCTAAATATATTGGCGGGACCACCTATATCGATATTACCAGAACCAACAACACGAATCTCTTTCGATACGATCCAAGTAAACAGATCTATATTACTATTTATATCCTCATGCCAAGTTGAAATGATAATATCAACATCTTCTTTAATTAGACTTTTTTTATATAAAACATAGTCAATTATGAGAATAAATTCTTCTGTATCTCTTATAGCTCCATTCAGTAAAATAACTTTTCTCATTTATGAAACATCCCATTTATTATCAACGTCTCAATAGAGCAGCATTTACCACCGTTCTCTGATGCTATATACCCAAAATATCGCTCTATTGCGTGGACATAGCAACCATCTAGCTGACCATTTTCTTTTTCTATCTGGAAAAGATGTAATTGAAGATCACGTATCAAAACTAGAAAAGATCTATTTCCGATAAACATAGTACCTGGTATGAATGATGCCTCAACTGAGGCTGGCTCTTTTTCTAACAAGTAAGTTAACCAGTGAATATTATTCGCTATGTGATCTTGTATCGGAAGGATATACTCTCCATATATTTGAGGTACATCATCGCCCATTATAGAAAACAGTCCATCAGTTGCATTTTTATTGCCAACAAGATAGTCTAAATTTTTATTAAACCATGCACCATTGTCATTTAAATGTTGAGACCGCTTTGTATGTATTTTCACAAAATATTCATATTTTTCAATCGCAATTAACTGTAAGCAAATTAAAAACGGGAGAATATCTCGGCCATAGTTTGGCATTATGAACCCGATCACTCGTTCCTGTCCTAAGATTTCTTTAGCTTTGCATATAATATTGTTATATGGTGATGTAATCACAATATCATAGTCAGTAAAGGCTACTAACCGATTGAATATTTCTTCAGATTCGCGCTGATAAAATGCATGGACAATAATTAATTTTTTATTATCCGTATTTGGTTTTATTTTATTTAATTCAAAGGTCCCGTTATTTGATACATGTTGATTGTTTTCGCTTAATAAGAGATTGATACTATAGATATTATTATTTTCATCAAGTTTACTTATATCAATAAAACTACTTGAACTATATTTTCCTGCTGGCTTTTGTGATAAGACTAGATTAGATAGCTTCTGGTACTTTATAAATCTGTATATACGTCTAAACGGTTTAATTAACGAAATACATATAAATCTGAAAGGGTGGTTGTATAGAAAATCGACACGAACCCTATCTTTATTAACTTGTTGTTTTAGCTTTATTATGGAAAAATATGAAAAAAGATCCATCTTATTTCCCCTTTTTACGCATAAGATAACGAGCATAAAAATCGGTTAGTCTTGGCATTTTATACTTAAAGAAAACTATCGTACTTCTTGGTAGAAACCGACTTAGGATTCGATGAAAGAATGAATTACTAATAGTGACATTAAGTTCCTTTCTTAAAAAATCATTCTCACGTCGAAGTGCTGTCACTTGTTCATGATAGCGTTTACTTGCTGAGTCATTTTCATCTTTAACGAAGAAATGTTGCGCGGCTCCATGGATTAATAACTTCTTACTGGCTGAGCACGTTGCTTTGGGAGAAGGGAGATCGCTGAATTGTTTTAAGAAACGTTGATACTCATCGAATATCTCTCGTTTTATATTGAACATATTTATAGAACCACGTTCCGCCACTTTCCCTTTAATCATATCTCTCATATCTATTGTGAAAAGGGAGTTCAATGATGTAATAAATCGTTGGTTTACGATAATGTCTGTTTTATTTTCATCAATTATCTTTGAGGCTCCATTATGTTCAAAACTTTCATTAAAATCGTGTAGTTCTGGATAATCTGTATCGTACTCACCCCAACCAACTTTAAAATAGCTATCAAGGATGAGCCACCATGCTTTTAAGGCATCACTCATATAGTTAGAATCCATAACTTCACGCACTTGCTCATCTCTGCGATCGGCAATTTCACTTATATGCGGTAAATTCCAATAGAAATGCTGCTTAAAAATCTTACAGTCACTGAATGGTTGAAAGAAGAATGTCTGCTCTACAGCTAAACGATTATAAACAATCTCCATTTCGGCAGACATATTAACCGTTTTCTTTAAGTCATCAATATGGCCAAAAAACTGGGCATCGCCGCATAAGAATGGATACATCATCAATGCATTTTCAACTAAAATTTTATGCTTTAGTCCAACACCCACGAAATCATCCACCAAAGGAGTACCATTAGCAAAATCATATAACATAGACTCATGATTATCAGCTAAGTCAACGCGAGTTTTCAAAACAAACTGATCTTGGTTGTTTAATGCCGATAACCCATAATAGAACGACACCATTTGATGCAATTGGTGCCCCCCTTTCAGCACGAGCCTTGGCTCTTCTATCTCAAGAATGGTGACTTTAGATTGCTCCAGTTCCTTTCTTAGGCCGCTATAAGAATCTACCTCACCGATCCAAGTAGAATACACAATTTGGTCGACTAGTCCTTGACCTCGCCAATCTGAGTAGTTTTGTATCTTCTTAAGAAGCCTTTGTTTATCACGAACCAATCCACATATAACGACTGAAATTGCCATATCTTTGACCTATTAGTTAATTGTACATTTCGCGGTATAATAATAATCCAGCATCCATGGCTCCGTCGAAAAATACTTTACCTTTTTCAATTATAACAAGTCGATTACATATATTCTTAAATTGATCAGGTCCATGTGTAGCAATAAAGCTGGTTTCCGCCATTGCTATAGTTTCTTCCAATCTCTTGTTTGCTTTTTTCATGAAAAACTCGTCACCTCCTCCTAAAACTTCATCTAAAATAAGAATTTTAGGTTTTTCACTAATAGCGATAGCAAATGCCAAGCGACTTTTAAACCCCGTAGAGAGATGTTTATACTGTTTGTGCTGGTCTTCCTCCAATTCGCAGAAACTGAGTATTTCTTGACGCATTTGAGGGATATCGGTTTTTTTAATATTTTTGAGAATAAGGGAAAGATTAATATTTTCTATGACACTGAGTTCTTCTTCTAACCCGACACCAGCAGCTAATACTGCTGTTGGTTTATTACTCGTCCAAATAGTTCCGCTAGTTGTAGGGTAAATTCCTGAAAGTACCTTAAGGAAAGTAGTTTTGCCATTACCATTTCTACCAACAACGCAAATTTTGTCTCCTGACATGGCTTTAAAAGAAGGAACAGATAAAATAGATTTCTTTTTACTGGAGAATTGCCGTATATTCAGAATCAGGCTCTTTAAAGACTGAGGGCGATCAGATGCAGGAACTAACAATTCTACATTTTTGAATTCAACTGTTTTTTTCATAAACTAATTACCGTTTTCTTTCCTAGCGAATTAGATAGTAAAATCCCGATGATTAATGCAGTGCCCGCTAGTAAGAAAGGAATGAGAAATAAGCTAAAAGTCAATTGCTTACCCATAAATACCGCTTGAGATAGCAATATGAAATGAGTAAATGGATTTAAAGTGACGATAATAGCAGCAACTCCTGTCATATGAGTTTTTGCATACGCTATCGGAGTAAGCCAGAATGCTACTTGCAGAACAATGCCTAATAAATAAGGTAGATCTCTCAATATTGGTGTCAATGTTGCTAATATTAATCCAAGACCAAAAAGAAATACTATAAGAAATAAAAATAACACTGGGATAAACATGAGATTAAATAATGAAATACCATTATAGATAGAAACAATTATTCCAATAATATAGAACGGTGCTAGAACTAGTACTTCTGACAATATATCAGCCATTACTAACAAAAAACTTGATATATTATTATTTTGCATTAGTGCTCTACGTGAGACTAGACTTTGACAACTTTTTAATAATGCAGTTTGTATGATTATCCAGCTTGTTAAGCTGCTGATTAACCAAAGTGTCATATTTTCTATGTCACTTTTAAATACAAAATTCATAATAAAGTATAGAATCGCCATCTGAGCTAATGGATTCATTAAACTCCATGTCCATCCAGCATAAGTATTTAAAGAGCGTTTTTGTATTTCAAAAATTGCCAAACGAAAGCTATTATAAATCATCAAAGTATACGTTCCTAAACAAGAAATACCGGGAATAAAGTATTCCAATGCATATGGTTATTTAGAATAACTGATAGTTAATATTATTACTCAACGAGATACTTATCACCTAATGCTCCAGGAATTTTCACAACAACATTGCATGCATCTGTCAGAGCTTCAAAGCCTGTTATCTCGCCAGGTGGGAGAACAATAATATCACCCGGCCCCCATTCCTTTCCTTGCATTTTGATACGCCCACTTAATACCAACGTTATCTCTGTTGCAATTTTATGATAATGCGGAGCTTCATTATCACCATTAACATAATTCTTGACAGCAACTTCACATGCTTCTGTTTTATATGCAGTTGGTGAAAAACCGCCAACAAACCACCCTTTTATCATGTCCTCTAATTTATGGTTTGTCATATCAAAATCCACTCTCGAATTGTTGTGCTTGTCTTTCAGTTTTAAGTAACTTGTAGTCATCTACATTTAAGTTAATTGTTCCTACTTTCATCTGCTTTAAAATTAATTCATTGAAAGTTGGAGCAACATAAAACTTCTCATTAACACTCGCATTTTTTCTAATTAAATTCTTCGCAGCCTCCGCAAAATCATGCGTTCTTGCAAACCAAAATACACCTGCAGTTGCATTCTGACTTATTGGCTTCTGTTGAGCCGCCTCAATCACTATTCTATCCGTATTAAGACTTACATAAGAATATCGCGGATGAACAGATTTGAATATAAGAGTACCACCGTCTAATTTTCTTAAGTTAAAATCATTTAAAACATTGGAAAAATCTATATTAACTAATTCATTGGCACTTATTATCAATAATTCATCCTGCTGATTCAACTGACTCGCTGCAAGTAATGCAGTACAAGCCGAACCTTTCGTATATTCAGGAATCTTGATTACAGTACTATCTTTGACTAATAATTTAACAACTTTATCTAAGTGAAATTTTTCTGCATCTTTATCAAGAAGAGCAAAACAGTACTTGGAATCTGGGATTTTTTTTGTGTTTAAAACGATACGTTCAATTAATGACATACCATCAGTTTCAGTAAGACATAAAGGATAGCTATCCTCGCGCGATTCAGTACTCGATTGTCCCGCTGCTAGTATTAATATATTAACACCCATATTCACTCTCCTCAGAGACAGAATCAAGTTCTCTTATGCGGTCTACAATATTGGTATAATTTGTTTCAAATACATCATGGACAACAAGTAAATGCCCCCCAGCAGCCTTAGCTGCTTTTATTCCATTTTCATTATCTTCGATTATAAGGCACTCTTCAGGACTAAGATTTAGTGATTTCATTGCCAACAGATACATCTCAGGGCTCGGCTTCCCTTGTCCTACATCCTCGTTTGAAATCATTAGATCTATATAATGTGAAAGTGAGGCTTTTTCCATCATTGTTACAACTGTATTTCTAACTGAATTAGAACAAACGGCAATCTTGTACCCCATTGCTTTCAATGAAGAAAGTGCAAACTCATGTGTAAATTGAGGTTTACATTGTGTATGAACAATTTCCATGGTGTACTGCTGCTTCATTTCATTAATGAAATCATGCAATTCTCTAGGAAGGTGCCTTTCTTTACTTAACATTTCTAACTTTTTTTTGGTCGGTAGACCATCAAATGTAGTTAGATGATCAAAACGAGAGATCGGCATACCAAATAACTCTAATGCCTTATTCAAGGCCTCATAGTGCCATTCTTTAGCATCAATTAGAACACCATCCATATCGAATAATATGGCTTTGATTTTCATAATAATTAATCCTATTTCTTAAAGAAAAATTCTTGCGCATCCTCTGGCAAGTCGGTGCATAAAATCAGATTCTTTTCATGACGTAGAGAAAGCAAATTATTCCATAAGTTACTCTTATCACGTTTATGGAGTTCTGAAGAAACTACGCATATCCGTTTTCCCTGTGCCAAGACTGCTTTAATGTCTTCTGTTGTATACCATTCTGATTCAAAGGCATCTAACCAGACTCCGCAAGCTTTATCTAGCCATACAGGTTCTTTTTCAACTTCACTCATACGGGTAAAAACCGGAACACCCTCGTCAAAATAACTTCGTGTATCTGGTACAGACATATCAAACACAAAACAATCCAATGCTGGATAATTTTTAATCAATTCACTAATGTGTTTCGCTAATCCATCAGCTTTTACATTTAAAGCCAATGTCAGTGTATTGTCACATCTACTTGCCATTTCTAATAAATCAATAAAACGAATTGAGTTTTCGTCGGCGATATCATGGGATACAACTAAATTACTCTTATAGTCTCGAATATCTGTCTCTGTGCCATATCCCAGACTAAAAGAGCGGACGAATGCAGGCTTAGTATTTTTCTCCTCATCTATTAGCCAGAAACCGCGATGAGAAATAATTTTCATCGCAATTTCTCCAATGCTCTTTGGCTTACAGCCAAAGACAAAAAGAGCTTGAGATCTGAGGGGATACCTAATCCATACATCCCATTAGCTTCTGAGCCAATGTTATAAATACCAACTTTCCAATTACCCTGTTTTATTTTTTGGTTATATGCTGGTGCTACATAGAACTCGTTATTTACTCGTAAATTGCAGGCAATCATATCCTCCGCAGCTTGCACGAAGTCAGAACCACGTTTAAAATTGTAAATACCTACAGTAGCTTCATCAGATATAACTTCTTTTTCAACAACTGTTGTCACATGACTATTGCTATCTAAACCAACAAAAGACCATTTTGGATCGTTTGCTTTCATTGTCATGATAAGTCCATCCAAATTTTCACTGTTCATCTTAGATAAATAGTCATTAATATCAGCATCAATGTATTGGTCACTATTCGCTATCATAAGAGCATCATTATTATTTATAAACTGACGGGCAGCTAAGACCGTACAAGCAGCACCATCTGTTAGTCCATCAATCTCAACAATTTCAGATCCCAGTGACCAACTAGTTAATTTATCTCTTAATCCATACTTATCAACATGCTCTTTTTGGCAAACAAAAATAAATTTATGAGGGACATTAGGAGTCAGATTATTTATAATAAGTTTAATCATAGGTACGCCATTAAGAGGTATTAATGGCTTTGGTTCTTTATAACCCGCTTTCGAAAATCGACTTCCGGCTCCAGCCATCGGGATTACAATATTAATCATTTTACTCTCCGCTGATTGTCGTTAAATAACTCGTTAGATAAGTGAGACAAATTTATCTAAACTTAGTCCATTCTGATCTTTATCCGATAAAATAGGCGAATCAATTAGTGGCCAATTGATATCGATACTAGGATCGTTCCATGATATAGAGTACTCAAATGCAGGATTGTAGTAGTCAGTACATTTATAAACAAATTCGGCTACTGAACTCGTTACATAGAAACCATGAGCGAAACCCTTTGGTATCCATAACTGACGTCTATTCTCTGCGGATAGATATATACCGACCCATTGTCCAAATGTTTTTGAATCTCTACGGATATCAACAGCTACGTCGTATACCTCACCGGATATAACTCGAACTAATTTCCCTTGAGTATTAACAGACTGATAGTGTAATCCTCTTAAAATACCTTTACTTGATTTAGAGTGATTATCTTGTACAAAGTCGCATGGATATCCAGTTACTAGCTCTTCAAATTTTTGTTTCTGCCAAATTTCCATGAAGAAGCCGCGATCATCACCAAATACGGTTGGTTCAATAATTTTCACATCGGGTATGTTTGTTTCAATTATTTTCATATTATCACTTATATTCCTGAATATTATTCAAAGCCACTTGCCAGTTACTGGGTTCTATATTGAATTGAGCTTTAATCCTATTACAATTCAATCTTGAGTTAGCAGGCCTACTCGCTCTTGTCGGATATTCTGATGTGTTAATTGAAGATAAAGTTGGTAGTTTATCTATTATTTTTTTGTCTCGAGCTTTGTTAAAAATAACCTTTGCAAATTCATACCAACTGACATGAGGCTCACCTGAAAAGTGATAACAACCCCATTCAGGCGTATTACCATCCTCTATAAACTTCACCATTTCCACTAAAGCATTAGCAATATCGTCTGAATAGGTTGGCCCGCCAAATTGGTCGCCAACAATACTAAGACACTCATGAGTAGTACCTAGTCTAAGCATTGTTTTTACAAAGTTATTTCCGTGTGTACCAAATACCCAGGAGGTTCTTACAATTAAAAATTTATCCATAGCTTCTGCTATTGCAAGTTCGCCAGCAAGCTTACTTTTTCCATATATACATTTAGGTTTTGTCGGCGATGTCTCTTCGTAAGCTGCTTCATTTTCACCATCAAAAACATAATCTGTAGATATATGAAGAAGTACTGCCCCTATTTTGTTTGCTGCTTTTGCCAGATGAGCTACTCCATTATGATTTATTGCATAAGAAAGTTCGATTTCTTCCTCTGCTTTGTCAACCGCAGTATAGGCCGCTGAATTAATAATATAATCAGGTTTGAACTGTTCGATAATCTCATCCACTGCAGATTGATTTGTAATGTCCAATTCATCTCGGCCAGTTGCCAACAATTCAACTTTATCTTGATCTTGAAATTTCTCAACCAGACTGCAGCCAACTTGACCATGGGCCCCAATAATTATCACTCTCATTATATTTTCCTAGCGTAGTTTGTTACTCGAGTGACTTATAGAATGTCACTAATCTAAACAGTAATTAATATGTCCATATTAATCATGCAGATATAACACTTATTTACAACCAAATACGATTTTTTAGAAGTCAGCTATTTCTAGCTGTTTAAGAATAGCCAAGTAACAGAGGTATGCTCATAACATATCGTTATTAAACTCTCGAAATATCTTGACCATCAGTGCAAATAAGGTGGCAGATGTGCACGTCAATTAAAAAACTGAGGCAAATGATAAAGGTAGCATACGTGATAGAAAACTGAGAGCTTAATTATTAAACACCAGGCACGCTACCGCCCTTAGGATTATGCCCAAGAGAAAGGACCTATGTTATGACTTCCTTTTTCATAGTTGGCCAGAAAGCCTCGAACGCGATTGTTGCATCCTAAACTCTACAGATACTCGTTAGCCTAAAAGCCATAAGATTTCATACAGTATTTTGTACATAAGCAGCCATATTGTAAACATGCAATATGCCAGAATGAACATTTTAGGGTTCTTCTGAAACAGAATGTCACTTATTAAGGCCCCTATCAATAGGTATTTATTATCGATTAATTCGCTACTTTGGTTAATCTAAAATGTAAACCAAATATAGTATTTGAAATATTATGGTGCGAAGATAAGGTACTACACTGGGTCTAGACAGGTCATGGTGACAGTTAAACTATATACTCAAGAACGACACTCCTAGTACCACTAATCTGATACCATCGCATGGCATGTAGGCAAGTTCACGTTCTCAGAGTAGTGCCTGAAAGATTCAGATATGCTCCGTGTCAATACAATTACTTATCTTTCTCGTTTAAAAATGCTGTAATCTAATATTTTCAAAAGACTCATTGGCCTAATCTTACGATTTTTCTGGATAGATTTTCTTTTCTTTATCATCCGGGGAAGTCCTTTAATAGCATCCCGTTTGGAACGTAAGATAACACTCAATTTCCCATCGAGACTGAACTTAATAATTGATATTAAATTCAATAAAATATGTAGGGGGAAACTTAATATTAAAAGAGATATTGGCATATTCTTTACATATACCCACACAAGGTTTCTATGCCCATAATACACAGAGAAGTCACTATGTTTACCGCCAGAGGTTGCTGAACCAACATGCTGAACGATAGCATTATCAACATAGAGCGCTTTATGCCCAATTAACCTTAGCCTAAAACCAAGGTCTACATCTTCAACATAGCAAAAGAAATCAGAGTCAAACCCCCCAACCTCAGCTAAAGCTGAACGTTTATACATCGCCGCTCCGGCGCAGGGTGAGAATATTTCTTTTGAATAATGGTCGCCTTGTTGAACCTTGACCCCGTGCCCTCGTCTCCAAGCCAAGCCAGAGATATGATAGACATCCCCTGTGCCATCAATAATATTAGTATCAGGGTAGCAAAGCTGCTTAGAACCGAAAATTACTATACTAGGATTCTCCCTAGCTGCAACCATCAATTTCTTAAGCCAATCCTTTTCAGGAAATGCATCTGGGTTTAATAAAGCAATATAGTCGGTACTACATAATGTGATAGCTCTATTATTTCCTTCTGCGAAACCTAAATTTTCAGTCATCCTTAAAATAGTCAGGTTAGATAACAGCTCTTTTGGGATCAGATCTATTGAACCATCCGAACTATTGTTATCAACTAGAATTATTTCACTTGGTTGGAATATTTGTTCAGATAACTTTTGTAAACATTTAGCTAATAGTTCACCACTATTCCAATTAACAATAACAACAGCAACGCTAGCTTGTTCAAAATCATTTTCATTACAGTTCATTAGTTTTGCTTTCTGAATAATTTTTTAGCTATTTTTTTTATACCGATCATACCACCACTTTTATCTCTCGATATCGAATTTAAATGGTTAACTACATGTATATTTACAGTTTCAGCAAGCCCGCGACCAACATCACTTGTTATATGGGATACATAGGCGGCATGTTTATCAGCTTCTGCTTTCCACCATTTTTCTTTGGCCATATGTAAAAACATATTTCCAGACAGTTCGTATATTGCACGAACTATATCTAATAACTCAGCACTATGCGATAACTGTAACAATACGTCAGGCTGCTCTTTACCGACTAATAGTACGCCTAGTCCATTAGAATGAACAAAACTAAAAGATGGATAACTATCTTTTATCTCATTCCAATAACGCTTAGCTCCAAAACCCTCGGCTACAACAGAAGTGTCATGGAAGAGCACAACACCGTTATGTTTAGATATTTTTGGGAGCCAACTCTCAAAATCATGTTTCACTGCTTCATAGTGGTGACAGCCGTCGATATGAAGAATATCAACAGAATCATCCGCAAAGGATGTCAAAGCATCATCAAAAAAACCTCTAAATAGAGTAGTTCTGATGAAATTAGATGAAAAATAATCTCTTACTTCAGAATAAACTTCCTCACCATAAACACCTGTTGTACTGTCGCCGCCCCAAGTATCAACTCCTGTTATCTCGCAGTTAATATTTAATTCCTTGGCTGCTTGGGAAAAAGTAGAGAGGCTATCCCCCCTGAAAACCCCAAGCTCAACAAGCGCCTGAGGTCTAACTAGCTCCATCAACCATGCGGCGAAGCAGAGATGTCCATGCCAGTCAATTGCTCTACTCAATCTCTGAGGAGTAAACCGCATACTATATGTGCTAGGAAAGCAACTATAGGGAGAAATAGGGGTCTCAGTACAAATATTGCTCATAGTCGATGACATTATCCTAAAATATTTTATTCCGAAAAACTCGTAAGTAACTAATCGATAAGATACTATGTTTTATAGTGTCGCACTCTAGCTGTAATGGTCAAGTATTTAAAAACTCAAATTTACATATCTTATTGTAATTAAACACAATAGTATTATTAGTGCTATATCCTACTACAATCTGTGCCTCCTAATTCCTCTATGGGGTAACCAGCTGCGGCTTTCAGGTCCATAGGATTGTTCTTGTCCACTCCCCGTTATCTGAGACAAACCTGTTTAGAGTTTTCTGGCTGTTTTCGGTATGTCTCCGGGGGAAGATGCCCCAGACTTTCATGTGT